CAAAAAACCAGTTTACGTGATTGGTGTAAATGACGCCAAAGAAACATTAATGCAACGACTTCGCATTGAAAATTCAGGTGCTGGCTATTGGCATTTTCCAATTGAGCGTGATCAAGAATGGTTCAACCAAATTACATCTGAAGTTATTAAAACCAAATATGTAAAAGGCAGACCAACTCGAACTTGGCAACCTAGAAAGGAAGGAATAGCTACTGAGGGTTTAGATTGCCGAGTTTACGCTTTTGCGGCACTTCGAGGCTTAGTTAGAAATTGGAAATTAGATCTAAATAAATTGGCTCACAAATTATCAGAAATTCCACTTCGAAATTCTGATACACCAGTTATGAATAATAAATCTGTGGCAAATTCAAGAAGCAGAAGAGTTCGAAGCAAAGGAATAAACTAAAAATTATGAAATCTCTAGAAGAACAACTAAGCGAAGTACAGCAAGCAATATCTGATATTTTGTTTGGAGCTCAAGAAGCAAGCTACAATGGACAACGAGTTAAAAAAGCAGATTTGGCAATTTTGGAACTCAGAGAAAAAAGACTTCTGGTGCAAATTAAGCGCAAAAGCCGAGGCGGAATCAGAGTTAGAAATATTATTCCTCAAGATTAAATAATGAGCAGAATTCCTAAAATTGAAGCAACTTGGCTTGATAGAACTATATCTTATTTTAGCCCAGAAACTGGATTAAAAAGATTAGAAGCAAGAACAAGAATTGCTCTTGCTGGTGGCTATACAGGTGCTAGTCGAGTACGACGTCAAACAAAAAGTTGGAACACGACTGATGGATCTGCTGATAATGTTACCTTGCCTGATTTATCATCTCTTCGAGAAAGATCTCGTGATTTACTAAGAAATGCTCCATTAGCTTGTGGAGCTGTAAATACAGTAGTTACGAATGTAGTTGGAACTGGCTTAAAAGTTCAATCTCATATTGATCGAGAAATTCTAAAACCATTTTTTAAGGGCGAAGATGAATTTGATAAATTTGAAAGAAGTGCCGAGCGAATTTTTAGAAATTGGGCGGAAAGTGCTGATTGCGATATTACTAGATCACAAAGTTTTTCAGAAATTCAAAATCTGATTTTAAGGTCAGTCCTTGAGAGCGGTGATATTTTTATCTTAAAAAGAAATGTCCCAAGATCAGGAAAAATTATTGATCTATCTTTGCAATTAGTAGAGGCAGATAGAGTCAGCAATCCAAACTACAAAATAGATGATGGCAAATTATCTGCTGGTGTGCAAATGGATAGTAATGGAGCACCAATTGCTTATCATATTTGCAACCAACATCCAGATGATTACCAAAGTGAGAAAGCTAAAAAATATGTAAAAATACCTGCCTTTGATAAATATGACAATAGACAGGTATTTCATATATTTAATCGAATCAGACCAGGACTTACAAGAGGAGTTCCGTATTTAGCACCAGTAATTGAAAGCCTAAAACAGTTAGATCGCTACACTGAGGCAGAAATTATGGCAGCTGTCATATCTTCTATGTTTACAGTTTTTGTAAAATCGGAAGATGAGCAAGGCTTAGCGCCAATGACTCCACTTGATGAAGGTTACAGCAAAAAGAGTGACGGAGATTATAAATTAGCGCCAGGTGCAATTCTTGATCTTCAGCCTAATGAGAATATTGAAATTGCCGATCCCAAAAGACCAAATCAAGCATTTGATCCTTTTGTACAAGCGATACTCAGGCAAGTTGGCGTAGCTTTAGAGCTACCTTTTGAAATTCTCATTAAGCATTTCACAGCGAGTTATTCAGCAGCTCAAGCGGCATTAGTTGAGGCATGGAAATTTTTCTCAAGCAGGAGAAGTTGGCTATCAATTCAACTTTGCCAGCCAATTTATGAAATGGTAATAACTGAGGCTATTGCTAAAGGCTTATTAAAAGCACCAGGATTCTTCAATAATGATCTGATTAAAAATGCTTATTTAGGAGCTCAGTGGATTGGCCCACCAAGAGGTCAAATTGATCAGTTAAAAGAAGTTAAGGCAGCAGAACTTCGTGTAAATATGGGAATCTCAACTCTAGCCGAAGAAACGGCAATTTTAACTGGTGGTGATTGGGAAAGGAAATATCCACAAATTCTAAAAGAACATGGTTTGAAGCAAAATGCCGGAATTGTTAATCCTGACTTGAATAAACAAGAAAACATAAAAAAAGAAGATGAATGATCTTTTAAAAATAGCCAAATATTGGGCGATTGAACCTGATTATTTAAGGTCAATTTCTAAAGAAGCTCTATCAACAAAATCAGAGAAGCATTTAGATAATACTGGGTCAGTTTCAATAAGAGATGGCACTGCAATTATTCCAATTCATGGCCCCATAACAGCAAGAAATACATTTTTTAGTTTATTTGCTGGTGGCACTTCCCTTGAGACATTAGCAAAGGATTTTCAAGAAGCTTTGAGTAATGAGGATGTGAAATCAATCCTCTTTGATATTGATTCTCCTGGTGGGGTTGCTGTGGGGCCTTTTGAATTTGCAGAGATGATTTATAATGCTAGAGGTCAAAAACCAATTTATTCCTACATCGGAAGAAATGGATCATCGGCAGCTTATTGGCTCGCTAGTGCAACAGAAAAGATAATTGTTAATCCATCTGCTTTGGTTGGAAGTATTGGAGTTGTTACCACAATTCCGGTTCAGGAGCAACCAGATCAGGATGGTTATAAAAATATCGAGATTGTTTCAAGTAATGCTGCCTTAAAAAGGCCAGACCCGAAAACAAAGGAAGGTTTAGCAGAAATAAGGCGGGAACTAGACGATCTTGAATCAACCTTTATTGAATCAATCGCAAAATATCGATCAATTACACCAGAAATTATCAAAGCTGATTTTGGTGGTGGCGGTGTAATTATTGGAAGTCAGGCAGTTAATAAAAACATGGCTGACGCTCTTGGTACTTACGAGGAGGTTTTAGCAAATCTTAATCAAAAATTTAATTCAAATAATCAAATTATGTCAAAAGAACAAAATAGAGAAACTACTGCAGATATTTCCAAAAAGGAAATAACTGCCGATTACATCAAAAAAGAATTTCCTGATGTTGCGAGTGCTATCATCGAGGAAGTGTCAGCAACAATTAAAAATGAAGCTTTTGCCAGCGGCACTAAACATGAAAGAGATAGGATTTTGGCAATAGAATCTGCTGCTCTTCATGGTCATGAAGATTTAATAGCAGAAGCTAAAAAGGATGGCTCAATTACCGCTGAAAAACTAGCTCTCAAAATAATCGCAGCAGAAAAAAGCAAAGCCTCTGACTATCTGGCAAATTCAAAAACAAGCGAATCTGAAATGCCAAAAATTGAACCTAATATCGAACCAGAATCAAAGCAAAAAAAGGAAATTGATATCAATCTCCCAATTGAGCAAAAGGCAAAAATCCTCTGGGATAAGGATTCAAAATTAAGATCTGAATTTGGTGATGATTTTGAAAGTTATCATGCTTTTGCAAAAGCTGAGGAAAGCAATCAGGTAAGAATTTTATCTAAATAATTTTAACAATTTAAAGAAAAAATAAAAATGGTACAATTAACGAAAGATTTAACAAGAGCCTATGAATTGGGTGATATTAATGAATATCCAATTCTGGGTGGCGAGGTAATTTATCAAGGAGCAGCTATTGGGTTAGAAGTTGCCAGTGGCTATGTTCGCTCTTTACAAGCTGGTGATAAATTTGTCGGTTTTGCTGAAGATAGTATTGATGCTTCAAATACCTCAGATGGTGAAAAAAGTATCAGGGTAAAAAGAAGAGGATCAGTAACTCTAGAATTAAGCGGAGCTGCAATAACTGATGTTGGCAAATCTCTTTATGCCGTGGATGATAATACATTCACTTTATCATCTGCAGGAAGTTCGGTTTATATCGGTCAAATTTCTAGGCATCAATATGACAGCGAAATCATCGTAGATTTTGACTCTGCAAATATTCCTCCAGCAGTAGTTTAAGCTGCTGATTCCAAACTAATAATTTAAAAGAAAAATATTATGTCATTAAGCGAATTATCATCAAGGGCTATTATTGGCCGTTATTATAAGAGACTAAATCAAAAATCAGGCATGGCTTGGGTCGAAGCAGTTTCTAATCATTTTACCTCTGATCAGGAAAGTGAAACTTATAAATGGCTAGGCCAAGTTCCAACCATGAGAAATTGGGTTGGTGGCAGACAAGCTAAAGGATTTACTACTAACGGCCTAACAATCGAGAATAAACATTTTGAGGCTACTTTAGAAATTCCTTTAGTTGATTTAAGGCGTGATAAAACTGGGCAAATTGAAGTTAGAATTAATGAACTAGCTGATCGCACCAATTCTCACTGGGCTCAACTTTTATCAAAATTAATAATTGGTGGAGAAAGCACTGTTTGCTATGATGGTCAATATTATTTTGATACTGATCATGTAGATAATAACAGCGGAGTTCAAAGCAATAAAACTCAAGTTGATTTAACTGCTTTTGCAGGTCAAATTGATGGTGGCGCAGTTGGTGATCCATCTGCTCCAAGCGAAGCTGCACTTCGTTTAGCAATTCTTAAAACCATTCAACAAATCTTATCATTTAAAGATGATCAGGGCGAACCAATGAATGAGAATGCATCTAAATTCTTAGTTGTTGTTCCAACATCACTTTGGTATTTAGCAAAATCTGCCGTTTCTGTTCCATTAACTGTTGGTGGTTCAACCAATATGGTTAAGGTTTTAGATGAGGTAGATATTTCAATTAGCCAAAATCCAAGACTAAATTGGAGTGATAAATTTGCCATATTTAGAACCGATAGTTCAGTTAAGCCTTTTATTCGCCAAGAAGAAAAAAATATCCAATTAAAAGCAATTGCTGAAGGTTCAGAATTAGAATTCAAGCATGACAAACATTGGTATGGTGTCGATACTTGGAGGAATGTTGGCTATGGCTTCTGGCAACATGCATGCCTTACTCAAATGATTAAATCTTAATTAAGAAATATTATGAAGAATTATAAAGTAACAGGTCATATTGCTATAATTGGAGTTGGAATCGTTTTAAAACTTTCCAGCTCCCAGGCTGAAACTAGAGCCTCATCATTAAAGCAAAAAAAGAAGGGTATTTATATCGTTTTAGAGCCAGTTCAATTTAAGCAACATGAAGAAATCACCATAATTTCTGGCAATGTTTCTAAATCAGTGCTTAAGAATTTAACTGATTTATCTGAGCCTGCAAAAAAGCCTGATTCAAAGGATAACAAAACTCCTAAAAAGAATCAGAAAGATAAAACCGATGATAAAGGAGCTAAAAATACTCCTGAAAGTCAAGAAGCTCAAGATCAGATAGTTGCTGATGGCGATGATGTAAATAATTTGCCAAATGTTTGATTTTGATGGTTTTATTAATAAGCCATCAATTGGGATATTTGGACAGGTTGCAACAATAACTCCAGCAAAGAATGAATTTGCGCCATTTGAGATTAATGGGGATTTTCATGAGGATTATAAGGAGATTAATCCCGATTCAAGTGATGCCTCCATTACCTCATCGGTGATTGCAATATTTATCAGAAGTTCTGATTTGCCTGAATATTATCCAAAAATTAATCAAGGGGATTTAATCGAAATTGATGGCAGAAATTATCAAATAATAGATGTGCAAATTCACATTCCAGGAAGCAAAAAACTAGTTCTTCATGAGTCATCCGAGATCAACAATTAGAAATGCTATAATTGATAAACTGAGGACTCAGGTTGATAGTGCGTATTTGACCGATGCTGAGGACAGAATTTATGGAAATAGAGCAAAGCCTTTATTTGATCAATTTTTGCCAGCAATTCTGGTTTATGCTAAGGATGAAAATATCCTAGAGGAACGATTTGAAACTGATGGATTTGGTCCATTAAAAAGAGAGTTAGAAATTGCCATTGAAGCAGTGATTTTAGGCGGAGATGATTTTGATCAAAAGCTAGATGATTTATCAAGCCAAATAGAATCAGCACTTGATGGCTTTGAAATTGAAACGAGAAAATCGGATATTTTAAAGCTCAAATCAACTGAAATCGATTCATCCATTGAAGGCAGTAAAATTTATGGAGCAATAAGGCTGACATATTCAGTTACTTATCGCGCGGCAGTAAAACAACCCTTAGATGAAGGGGTGTTACCAACAGAAATCAATACAAACTTATGAAGATAAAAATAATTTCAAATCACACAAAATATAAAAAAGACCAAATTATTGATTTGGCAGAAAAAGAAGCAATCCCTCTTTTGACAAATGGTAAAGCAATCAGGGCTCGTAAAACACAAGAAGCCCCAAAAGAAATCAAGAAGGATAAAAAGCAAAATGTTTGATGAGGAGCAAGGCTTCACACTCAATGATCTGGGTCGTAGATTAGCAAATATCATCAGAATTGGCACGATTTTTGAAATAGATTTTCAAGCGGCAAAAGCTAGAGTCAAAATTGGTGAATTAGAAACCGATTTTTTGCCTTGGGCAAATGCTAATAGTGGAAGCAATAATAGTTGGAATCCTCCAGAAATTGATGAGCAAGTAATTATTTTATCACCATCAGGAGATCTAAGTCAGGCAGTAATTCTGCCATCACTTTACAAAAATAACGCCAGCGATTCTGACCAAAATATAAAATCGATCACCTATCAGGATGGTTCAAAAATAAGTTTTGATATAGCGTCAGGAACTTTGGATTTAGATCTTAAAGGAGATGTAAAAATTAAGGTTGTGGGAAATGCAGAAATTGAAGCAGCCAAAGTTACTTTAAAAGGCGATGTTGATCTTGGTGGATCAGGCGGACAACCAATTGCCAGAATTGGTGATAAAGTTGAAATTACTGGCGGCTCTTCTGCTGGTCAGTGGCCGATAATATCAGGATCAAGTTTAGTGAAATCAGCATGAATATTAATGATGGCAAAGACATATCGGAAATTAATCATCTGAAGCAATCAATCTCAAATATTCTAACCACACCAATTGGCAGTAGAACAATGAGGCGAGATTATGGAAGTAACCTTTTTAATAAAATTGATCATCCAGTAAATGGTGAATTAATCGCAGAGATTTATTTAGATATTGTTGAATCACTCTTTATCTGGGAGCCTCGTTTTGAACTTGATCAAGTAGCAGTTCAGAATATTGAGAATGGCAAAATTACCATAGATTTAGAAGGAAGCTTTTTAAGCAATGGTGAAAAAATAACTTTAGAAAATATTAAAATTACAAATGCTTAACAATGAGCAACTTTACCCCAATAGATTTATCGAAATTACCTGCTCCAGATGTAATTGAAACGCTAGACTTTGAAACTCTATTAACTGATTACATCAGTGATTTTAAAGCAAAGAACCCAGATTATATAACTCTACTAGAAAGTGATCCTGCTATTATTTTAATGCAGGTAGTTGCTTATCGAGAAATGCTTTTGCGAGCAAGAATTAATGAAGCAGCAAAAGCAAATATGCTTGCCTACGCAACTAAGGGCGATCTTGATAATTTAGCAGCTTTTTTTGGCGTAGAAAGATTAGAAGATGAAACAGATGAAAGGCTTAGAAAAAGAACTCAACTTGCTTTGGAAGGATTTTCTACAGCGGGACCGGTTGGAGCATATATTTTTCATAGTCTATCTGCTTCAAATGAAGTGAAATCCGTATCGGTAAAAAGTCCAAATCCTGGTGAGGTTTTGGTGACAATTCTTTCAAATATAGGTGATGGAACAGTTGGTCAGGAATTAATAGATGCTGTTTTAGCAAAATTAAATGAAGATGATATTCGTCCTCTCACTGATTTAGTATCGGTTCAAGGAGCAGAAATTATTAACTACCAAGTTGAGGCGGTAATTACTGTTTATTCTGGCCCATCATCAGCGGTTGTTGAAACTGAAGCCAATGATGCTTTGCAAAAATTTATCTCTGATCGCCATGAAATTGGCAGAGTAATAGCAATATCAGGAGTTTATGACGCTCTGCATGTTGATGGGGTTAAGA